ACGTTAACATTGTAAACAACGACGACAATGATGATAACGATATTAGTGTTGTTGATTCCACAAAACAATATGAAAACACTGAGGACGGCGTTGTTATAACTACGCCTACAGTAGAAGTTGACGATGACGACGATAACATTCCAATTTGTGAAGAGGGCTTTGAGTTCGATCCGGTAGAGGGCATTTGTATGCCTATTGATGAAATAGGTGATGGTACTGGCAAAATTAAAATCAAGCCAAGACCTCCACGGGATACTACTCCTGCCCCGACACCTACTCCAACGCCTACGCCTGATGTGGGTGGATTAATTATTCGCCAGCCGAGCTTTAACCGCGGTGGTGTTGTAACGCGTAACATTGATAAGTTTGCCAATGGCGGTGTTGTGACTCCGAATATTGATAATTTCTTAGGTGGAATGAGACGATAAAATGAATGACCTTAGCGACTTTTCCAAGTTTCTAACAGACGAGGAGTTAGCTAAGGTTGCTCCGATGCTTGAGCGTTTAAAGACGCTTGATAATCGAACGGAGAAGCAGAATACATTTATGAATTTTGTAAAGCATGTTTGGCCTCAGTTTATTGAGGGCAGGCATCATAAGATTTATGCTGAAAAATTACAAGCTGTAGCGGATGGTAAGTTAAAACGCTTAATTATTAACATGCCCCCGCGTCATACCAAGTCAGAGTTTGCGAGTTATTTATTCCCGACTTGGCTGATGGGCAGGCGACCTGATTTGAAAATTATTCAAGCAACGCACACGGCTGAATTGGCTGTTGGCTTTGGTCGTAAGATTAAAAACTTAATTGAGAGCGAGGATTTTAAAGATGTTTTCCCGAATGTTAGCTTGGCTACGGACGCTAAGGCGAGTGGTCGTTGGAGTACCAATGGCGGTGGTGAATATTATGCGGTGGGTGTGGGCGGCGCTTTGGCGGGTCGCGGCGCGGATTTGGCGATTATTGACGACCCCGTTTCGGAACAAGACGCGTTAAGTGTTACTGCATTAGATAACATTTACGAGTGGTACACATCTGGTCCCAGACAGCGTTTACAGCCCGGTGGTGCGATTATTATCGTTATGACCCGTTGGAGTATTCGTGATCTGACTGCGAAGGTTTTAAGCAAGCAGAGTGAGAAAGGTGCTGATAAGTGGGAGATTGTAGAGTTCCCCGCTATCATGCCGTCTGGCGACCCGTTGTGGCCTGAGTATTGGACGCTTGATGAACTTGAGGGCGTTAAGGCGTCTATTCCTGTTGCCAAGTGGAACGCTCAGTACATGCAGAACCCTACTGCTGAAGAGGGTGCGATTATTAAGCGCGATTGGTGGAACGTGTGGGAAGACGAAGACCCACCCGCTTGCAGCTATATTATTCAGAGTTATGACACTGCGTTTAGTAAGTCTGACAGGGCTGACTACAGTGCGATTACGACTTGGGGTATATTCCACAATGATGAGACGCGAGAGGATCATATCATTCTTTTGGACGCTGAAAGGGGTCGCTGGGAGTTCCCAGAACTCAAAGAAGAGGCGTTAAAATCTTACAAATTATATGAGCCTGACATGGTTTTAGTGGAGCAAAAAGCGAGTGGAATGCCATTAACTCAAGAGCTTCGCAGGATGGGCATTCCTGTAACACCATTTACTCCGAGCCGCGGTGCTGATAAGTTTACTCGTATGCACGCCTGTGCGCCTGTGTTTGAAAGTGGCATGGTGTGGGCACCTGAGACTAATTTCTCAGATGAAGTTATGGAAGAATGTGCGGCATTTCCCAATGGTGAACATGATGACTTGGCGGATTCGATGACTCAGGCTATACTACGGTTTAGACAGGGTGGTTTTATCACCACTCCGAGTGATTATGACGATGAAGAAGAGGCTGCTTTTATGCGGCGTAAACGAGAATATTATTAGGAGGCTTTTATGGCTGATCAAAAACAAGCAATTATGAAGGCTCTGAAGCAAGCTATGGGCGGTGCGCCGATGAGTTCACCTCGACCAAAGATGCGTCCTGCTGGTCTTGCGAGGGGCATGGATGCCACTCCAGCGGAGATTGCGGCCTTAGAGCGTGGCAATCGTATGCAGATGCTGGAAGGCCGTGAGAACGAAGCAATTCTTAAAGGCGAAAAAGCTATCTCAGATGCTGACAAAGCAAAATTACTTAAAATGATGATGGGGCGCATGAAGAAGTCTCCTGCTGGCATGATGAAGGGCGGCAAGGTCATGAAGTATGAAGACGGCGGCGCTGTAAGAAAGAAAAAGGTTAAGAAACCAAAGATGGGCTGTGTCATGAAGGGGCGCGGCGGCAAATATAAAGGACAAAGCTAATGCCAAATATGTCAAAAAAATATAAAGGATTTTCAAAGTTACCTGAAGCGGTTCAGCAGAAGATGGACCCTGAAGCGGCTATGAAGTACATGGAAGGTGGCGCTGTTAAGAAGTATATGGGCGGCGGTGCTGTTAAGAAATATGGTCATGGTGGCAACGTTGAAAAAGACGGCGTTATGTATGAGCATGATCCAGAGCCTCAAGGGGCTTCTACAAAAGGTGGCACAGGTTCTGGTCACTCTCGTGGTGGTGGTGCAGCAATTAGCGGAACCAGATTTTCTGGAGTAAAATAATGGCTAAAATCGTTATCAACATAGATATGGACGAACTTACGTCTGGCATTAACCAAGTTGTTGATGATGATATGTACGAAGATGACATGTTGGAAGAGGAGTTTACTTGCCCTCTTTCTACAAAAGATTCTGACGTAAATTCTGAAAACAGAGAACATGCCATTCAAGAATATTCTTACGGCGCGGCTGTAAAGAATTGGGAAAAGAAAAAGCAGATTTGCGGAACCTGTGAGTATTATAATATACGAGCGAATATGCTGGACTGCATAGATAGCGGTATTGGCATGGACGATGATGTTCCAGTTGGATATTGCGAAAAGCTAGACTTCACTTGCGCTGCTGAAAATGTTTGCAATGAATGGGAGAAGGGCGGTCCTATAACCGACTTTGACGACATTGACACGCTTGAGCCGATTGAGGGTAATCAGAAGGATATTTTCTAATGGCTATTGAGCAGGGTTTAGGTGCTGGCGGCACTCCAGAAGAACCAGTGGTTGAAGATACAACTCGTATGCAAGAGATACCTGAGCTTCCAGCAACTCCGGGGATTACTGAGTTTGATGATGGAAGCGCGGTTATTGGTGAATATGAAGAGGAAGGTGAGCCTGTAGCTGACGTTCCTTTCGATGGGAACCTTGCAGATGTTATCGCGGAAGATGAGCTTATGGCTATATCTTCTGATATTGTTGGCGCAATTGAAGATGATTTTGCTGCACGACAAGACTGGGAAGATACATACAAAAAGGGGCTAGAGTTCCTTGGTATGAAGACTGAAGAGCGCAGTGAGCCTTTTGAGGGTTCTTCTGGTGTTATTCACCCATTGCTTGCTGAAAGTGTTACGCAGTTTCAAGCGCAGGCTTATCGTGAGTTATTACCCGCGACTGGTCCTGTTCGCACGGCTGTTGTGGGCGCACAGAATGAAATGCTTGTTAAGCAGTCTGAGCGCGTCAAAGACTACATGAATTATATGATTACTTATGAAATGGAAGAGTACGATCCTGAGTTGGATCAGATGCTGTTTTATCTCCCTGTAATTGGATCAACATTTAAAAAGGTTTACTTTGACCCGCTTAAAGGGCGTGCGGTCAGTAAGTTTATTCACGCTGAAGATGTGATTGTGCCTTATGGTTCAACTGATTTGATGTCTTCTCCTCGCATTACGCACCGCTTGAATATGGATTCGAATGACATTCGCAAGTTACAGCTTGTGGGTTTTTATAAAGATATTGATCTACCTAGCCCGTCTAACTATGACGATGCGTCTATGGGTGAAGTTGAAGAGTCGATTGATGACATTCAGGGCGTACATCCAAGTGGCCCATCTGAGGACATTACTCTTTATGAGGTTCATACGTCTTTGGACATTGAGGGTTTCGAGGACATGGGCGAGGACGGGGAGCCTACAGGGTTACGTCTTCCTTATATCGTTACAATTATTGCCGACTCTGGCGATGTTTTGTCTG